ATTGAGCGTCAGCGTGCCATTGCGAACCTGGTATATAGCAAACGCATGGGGAACAATGCCCCCGGCGATGGCTGGTTATACCGTGGTCGCGGTCTTATCCAGATTACGGGTCTGAACAATTATCGTGATTGTGGCAACGGCCTGAAGGTGGATCTGGTTAAGCAGCCAGAGTTGCTGGCTGAAGACGTTTACGCCGCCAGAAGCGCGGCGTGGTTTTTCGCTACTAAGGGATGCCTGAAGCATTCCGGCGACCTGGTTCAGGTGACAAAGATTATCAATGGCGGCACGAACGGACTTGAAGACCGTAGGACTCGTTTCGGGAAAGCCAAAATCGCATTAGTGTGAGGTTGATATGGGAACAGTTCAGTTAGTTATAACCATCGCGGTTGCTGTAATTGGTGCTATCGCAGCTGCTTTCGGTATCGGTCATTCACGCGGCACCAGCAAAGCAGAAGCCAAAGCCGATCAGCAGCGAACGGAAGATAAGGCTTCCGCCAAAGAGGCAGTAGCAGAACGCCGGGTAGAAGCCATTAAAGAGGCCAGTAATGTACAGCAGAGTGTTAACCGCATGCCTGATGACGATGTTAATCGCGAGCTGCGTGAATCGTGGAAGCGTCCCGGTGGTGGTTGATACTGCATGTGACTGGGTGAAGCCAATCTACCTGACTGATCACGACATCGAGGTTATGGACCGCCAGACGAAGAAAGATGTACTGGCACATAACAAAGCGTGGCGAGGGAACTGCAGCTGAAAAATATCCCTTCCGAAATGAAATCCAGCAGTTCAGAAGGGAGACCAAAGTGGTCATCGTTTCAAGGTGTTCAGAGAGTAGTACAAAGGATGAGATAAATCTTAACCATTAGAATATAAAACTATTTCTCTTCCATTAAGGTTTTATCTAATGCCGAGTCGTTATCATTTTTTAAAAGCACAAAAATTCAATGCAACTCACACTAAAAATTACTCCATACACTATTTTTAAATGGCACAAATGATTCGACATCTTTGTCATTCAAGTTAATCCCCCTAAGCGGCGGGGCATCCAGTAGAAGCTGGACGAATGCGAATTTGCTTACTGGAGTGAGTTCACCGGGAGGGACCCGGAGCTTGAGCTGAAGACTAAGGGAATTGATATAACATCGAACGAAGTGTGATTTGCTATCTACATTACTGCTTGACCCAGGCCAGTTCTGTCCGAGCTGGTCTTTTTTTATAAAAAAAAGCCCTCTGGGAGAGGGCAACACAGATACATATTTGCTTAAGTTTGAACTCTTAGGCCCACAGCCCTCATCCATGAGGTAACCCTGGTGTTGGTAGGAGCCCGCACAGGGATTAAATAATTCTGGAACAAAATTTCAGGCACACCAGCTCGAAATGTGGTTTAGGATTATTCTTTTGTTGAGTGTATGTTCATAATAATACGGCAGAATTTAGCTTTTCTACAATCGATTGCAGTAGAAGTTAAATGCCTCTTCAGCTCATTAACGATTCGCAAGCTAAGATTCTTGTAAAGAAGCGATTGATTGCGAGAGGTTTGATTGTCCCAGATTATAGTTTTTGCTGACAACGCATCACCAAGACTGCTTAAGGTTCCTGAGTACAAAAGCCAAATTAAGTATCTCTACTCAAATGGTGAGGTTAAGTGGCTTAATGTAGTGATGTATTTCGCAACATTTCTGAGCGGAAAAACAAATGTAGTCCTCATCGCATCTGACAGGTCTCTAACCAGACAAGACGTTCTGGATGCTGAGGCTTCTTTGGAAGTGTAATTCATCAGCTATTGAGCAAATTAATAGCCACCTTTGGGGGGCCTTATAATTCTGGGGTCTGCACCGACATTGCCATCATAACGCACAAACCCGCTAATGTATTGAAACGAGCGCTGGCGCAGCATCAGCAGTTTATACAGCCCCGCGCGCTGGTGGGTGTGATCGATAATGGTTCAAACCCTGTAGTGTTAGTGGCCGACAGCTTGCAGCTACTTCGCTTTTAAACATCGTGAAGCATTGTTGCCTTAACGACTCCCCAATCATGCTCATTCTGAAGGGTCCTCCTGGCGGTTCTGAACACCGAGGGGGCGAGGACACGCGGAAATCGGCTAGTTTTTTGCATTTTATGGGCTTCATCATCATCCGTTTAACCTCTTGATATTTCAGTCCTGAGCATTTGCAGGATGTCGAAATGACTATTTTTTGTTCGCCATCATGGATAATGAACTAAAAAATTTCCGGCTGAATATCACTCAGCTGGCAGCCATTACCGATCTGCACCGGCAGACGGTCGCAGGCAAGCTTGCAAATGTGCAACCCGCACCCGGCAGCAATCCAAAACTCAAGCTTTATGCCATTACCGATATTTTGCGGGAGCTGATGACAAGCGCCACTCCGTCCGAGCTGGTGGACGTCGACAAAATGCTTCCCCCCGATCGTAAGGCCTGGTTTCAGTCGGAGCGTGAACGCCTCAAGTTTCAGCAGGAAACCGGGGAGTTGATCCCGGCATCGGAAGTCACCCGAGAGTTTTCCTCCATGGCGAAAGCGATGGTTCAGGTGCTGGAAACGTTACCCGATATTCTTGAACGCGATTGCGCGATGACCCCTGCAGCAGTTGTCAGGGTGCAGCAGGTTATTGACGATCTGCGCGATCAGATAGCCCTCAAAGTTGAGCAGGCCGACTCACCGGAACAGGAGGATATGCCAGAAGAGGAGTAAGTCATGCAACAGGCCACGGCAGCGGAAGTCAGGCGTAACGCTTCCGCCATTCTCAAAGCTCCTCGCCGTATGCCTGTGGCTGAGGCAGTACAGAAATTTATGCGCGTACCGATGGGGGCCGGTAACTCGGTCCCGTGGGATCCTGCCGTTGCCCCCTATGTTATTGAGCCAATGAACTGCCTTGCGCTGCGTGAGTACGATGCGGTGGTGTTTGTTGGCCCGGCGCGAACGGGTAAAACCATCGGTCTGGTGGATGGCTGGGTCGTATACAACATTGTCTGTGACCCGTCAGATATGCTCGTCGTTCAGATGACCGAAGAGAAAGCCCGCGAGCACTCAAAAAAGCGTCTGGCACGAACCTTCCGTGTCAGTCCTGAGGTAGCAAAACGCCTTAGCCCGTTGCGAAACGACAACAACGTGCACGATCGTACTTTTCTGGCGGGGAACTATCTCAAGATTGGCTGGCCCTCCATCAACATCATGTCCTCGTCAGATTTTAAATGCGTGGCGCTGACGGATTATGACCGTTTCCCTGAAGATATTGATGGTGAGGGGGACGGTTTTACCCTGGCTTCCAAACGTACCACCACCTTTATGTCTGCCGGTATGACCCTAGTGGAGTGTTCGCCTGGCCGGGACATTCGCGACAGTAAATGGCGTCGCAAGTCTCCCCATGAAGCGCCCCCCACGACTGGCGCGCTTTCTCTTTACAACCGTGGGGATCGCCGCCGCTGGTACTGGCCATGCCCGCATTGTGGTGAATATTTTCAGCCAGCGATGGAGGCGATGACCGGCTACCGCGATGAGCCTGATCCGGTGAAAGCCAGCGAGTCGGCCCATCTGCTTTGCCCGCATTGCAACGGCATTATCACGGCAGACAAAAAGCGCGAGCTGAACGGGGTGGGAGTCTGGTTGCGTGAAGGCCAGAGCATTGACCGTGACGGCAATATTTCCGGCGAGCCTCGCCGTTCGCGCATAGCATCGTTCTGGATGAAAGGACCCGCAGCCGCATACCAGACTTGGGCGCAGCTGGTGTACAAGCTGCTGACAGCTGAGCAGGAGTACGAGGCGACAGGCAGCGAAGAAACCCTGAAGGCGGTAATCAACACCGACTGGGGGCTGCCGTACCTGCCGCGCTCTGCCAGCGAACAGCGACGCGCAGATGCGCTAATGTTGCGCGCAGAAGACTACGGTAAACGCCTGGTCCCACCCAAAGTACGTTTCCTGCTGGCGGCCGTCGACGTCCAGGGGGGAAAAAAGCGTCGTTTTGTCGTGCAGATTATCGGCTATGGCGAAAATGGCGAACGCTGGCTGGTGGACCGCTACAACATCCGCCAGTCGCTGCGCTGCAGTGAGCATGGTGAGGCGGAGCCGATCCATCCCGGCGCGTATCCTGAGGACTGGCAACTGTTGGTTTCCGATGTGCTGGAAAAAACCTATGCACTGCAATCTGACCCGGCGCGGCGCATGCCGGTACTGGCGATGGCCGTCGACAGCGGTGGTGAAGAGGGCGTGACCGATAACGCCTACAAATTCTGGCGCCAGTGCCGCCGTGATGGCCTGGGTAAACGCGTCTACCTGGTCAAGGGCGATAGTACAAAACGCCAGAAAATCATCACCAAAACTCACCCGAATAATACCGAACGCAGCGACCGTCGCGCCGACGCGCGCGGCGAGGTGCCAGTGTATCTTTTGCAGACCGACCTGCTCAAGGATCAGCTCAGTAACAATCTGGATCGTGAGACGGCCGGAGCCGGATATATCCACTTTCCCGACTGGCTGGGGGAGTGGTTCTACGAGGAACTGACCTATGAAGAGCGGGGCGCCGACGGGAAATGGCGTAAACCCGGGAAGGGTGCCAACGAAGCTTTTGACCTGTTCTGCTATGCCCACGCCGTGGCTGTCCTGCGTGGCTACGAAAAAGTACGTGACTGGGAGAATCCTCCGGCATGGGCTGCGGCGCAGGATCTCAACCCAAATATTCATGAAGGGGAACGCCCCCGGGAGTTAACCGTGAAAAAAAGCAAACCTGCTCAGTCACCTGTCCAGGCTAAAGCTGAAAAGGGTACCGAACTGTCAGGAAACTGGCTGGGTGGTTCCGGTAAAGGGGGCTGGCTGTGACGAAAGACGACATCTGGAAAACGTTGTTGATGGTTCGCCAGGCCTATCAGGATTCGCTGGATGGCAAGAGTATTTCTTTTACAGGTGTAAACGGACGCGCCATCACCAACCACGATCCGAAAGCGCTGCGCGACGAGCTTGAATACTGGGAGCGGCGCTGGCGGAAGGTCAACAGCCGCGGCGGTTCGTACAAACTCGCTAACTTTCTGTAAGGCGTTCTATGGGCATTCTTGAAAAAACACTGGGTGCGCTGGCGCCGGGGTGGGCGGCGGCACGCGCGCGTGATCGTCTCCGCCTCAATGCGTATGAAGCGGCAAGCGCGTCCCGCCTTCACAAAGCGAAAAAACAGAGCCAGTCAGCGGACACGTCGGTATTTGCCGCAGGCCAGTCCCTGCGGGAGCAGGCCCGCTGGCTGGATGAAAACCATGATCTGGTGATTGGCCTGTTCGACAAAATGGAAGACCGGGTAATTGGCGCGCACGGTATACATGTAGAGCCGCAGCCTCTCGATCTGGATGGCAACCTTCATTCCGATTTCGCCGGGCAGCTGTCGGCGCTCTGGGCCGAGTGGTCCGTACGTCCTGAGGTGACCGGCATGTTTACCCGGCCGGAAGCCGAGCGCCTGCTGCTGCGCTCAGCACTACGTGACGGTGAAGTGTTTACGCAACTGGTCAGGGGGAATGTGCCGGGCCTGCAGCATGCCACGCAGGTACCGTTCTCCCTGGAAATGCTGGAGGCGGATTTTGTACCGTTCAACCTCAACAGCACCGCAGGCCAGCAGGTGCGTCAGGGCATCATCGTGAACGAGTGGGGGCGTCCCGTTGGCTACCGCGTTTACAAATATCATCCTGCAAACATGACGCGGTTCAGCGCCGACCTTAAAACTGTGTCTGCCGAGAACATGCTTCACCTGGCGCAACGGAAGCGCCTGCATCAGCTGCGCGGCATCAGCCTGATACACGGTGTAATTACACGGCTGTCGGATATCAAGGATTACGAAGAGAGCGAGCGCGTGGCCGCCCGTATTGCCGCCGCGCTGGGGTTCTATATCAAGCGTGGCGATGCGCAGTCTCTTGGCGATGAAAATGAGTTTTCAACGCCTGGCGGCCAGCGTCACTACGATATTGCGCCGGGGATGATTTATGACGATCTCAAGCCCGGCGAGGACCTGGGCATGGTGGAGTCAAACCGTCCGAATGTACACCTCTATGAATTCCGGAACGGGCAGATGCGGGCCGTGGCCGCCGGTACGCGCGGCAGCTATTCCAGTATTGCCCGGGACTTTAACGGCACCTACAGCTCCCAGCGCCAGGAGCTGGTGGAAAGCTTCGAAGGTTACAACGTTCTGCAACAGTGGTTTGTCGGGCAGCACAGCCGTCCTGTTTACCGCGCCTGGGTAGCGATGGCACTGCTGATCGGCATCGAAGTCCCGCCGGATGTGGATCCGAATTCCCTCTATAACGCGCTTTATCTCGGGCCTGTGATGCCGTGGATTGATCCGGGTAAAGAGGCCAGCGCGTGGAAAGCCATCGTGCGTGGCGGCGCGGGTACTGAAGCGGAATGGGCACGCGCCCGGGGTAAAAATCCGCAGGAGGTTAAACGCCAGCGGCTGCGTGAAACCGAATTTAACCGTCAACACGGGCTGGTGTTTGATTCCGACGCCGCCAATGACAAAGGAGCGATGCCAGATGCAGCGGCAGAAACAAAAGATAAGCGGCGCGAGCCGGACGATGATGATTAACCCCCGCGCCAGCCTGGCGGGTGTCGATGCGGCAAACGGGCAGTGCTGGTATGAGATCCGCGCGCTGGCCGCGGGGCGTGTTGAAATTTTCCTTTACGACGTGATCGGCGGCTGGGGCATCACTGCCCAGCAGTTTGTCGCTGACTGTAAGGCGGCGGGGGTATTTGACGCCAGCGCGGTGGATTTGCATATCCATAGCCCCGGCGGCGATGTGATGCAGGGCTTTGCCATCTACAACACCCTGTCGCGGCTGAAAGCGAAAGTGGATATCTGGGTGGACGGCGTGGCGGCCAGCATGGCCTCGATGATTGTCTGTCTGCCCGGTGCCACGGTACACATGCCGGAAAATGCCTGGATCATGGTCCACAAACCGTGGGGCGGCATCGCCGGGGATTCTGACGACATGCGCGACTACGCCGACTGGCTTGATCGTAATGAAGCCCTGATGCTAAGCGCCTACATGAACAAAACCGGGCTGGGGCAGGATGAGCTGGAGGTGATGCTGAAAGCGGAGACCTGGCTTAACGGTGCCGAGGCGGTGGAAAAAGGTTTTGCCGACACGCTTGAACCTGAACTGCAGGCCGCGGCCTGTGTGAATGAAAATAAACTGAAGGATTACCAGAACATGCCAGAACAGATCAAATCTCTTTTTACGCCGCGCGCCGAAGCCCCGGTGAATCAGCCTCAAAAACCCGCGCCCGTACAGGCAAACCATAATCCGCCAGCACCTCAACAGCCTGCGCCGCAGATGACAAACATCGATATCACCGCGCTGGCCCAGCAGTTGCAGCAGCAGATGCAGACGGCGAACGCGGAGCGAGTGAGTTCCGTCTCAGCCGTGTTTGAGGCATTCCCGGCCTTCGCGACGCTGAAGGCGGAATGCCTGGCCGACTTCACCTGCAACGCCGAAAAGGCCCGCGACAAACTGCTGCAGGCGCTGGCGGCGGGTACCACCCCGAGCGCCGGTCCAGGGGCCGTTCACCTTTATGCCGGTAACGGCAATCTGGTCGGTGATTCTATTCGCGCTGCGGTAATGACCCGCGCGGGCTATGCGCAGGCCGAGAAGGATAACTCTTACAACGGTTACACCCTGCGTGAACTGGCGCGCGCCTCCCTCGTCGATCGCGGCATCGGTATCTCCGGCGCAGGGACGGCGCAGGCGATGGTCGGTCTGGCGTTTACCCACAGCAGCAGCGACTTTGGCAATATCCTGATGGACGTGGCGCACAAGGCAGCGCTGATGGGCTGGGATGAGGCCACAGAGTCATTCGAACAGTGGACCCGCAAGGGTACGCTGACCGATTTTAAAACTGCGCACCGCGTTGGTCTGGAATCACTGGCATCGCTTCGCAAGGTCCGCGCCGGGGCAGAATATAAATATGTCACCATCAAGGATCGCGGTGAGCCAATTGCGCTGGCCACCTACGGCGAACTTTTCAGCATTGACCGCCAGACCATCATCAACGATGACCTGGACATGCTGACCCGTATCCCGCAGGCGATGGGGCTTGCTGCGCGTGCCACCGTGGGCGATCTGGTGTGGGCAGTGCTGACCAGCAACCCGAAAATGTCGGACGGTAAGCCGCTGTTCCACGCTGACCACGGCAACCTGGTCTCCGCTGACCTGAGTATCGAAGGTCTGGATACGGCGCGTAAGGCGATGTTGCTGCAAAAATCCGGCGATCGCCGTCTGAATATTCGCCCGGCCTACATGCTGACGCCAGTGGCTATCGAGTCCCGGGCTAACCAGCTGATCAAGTCTGCAAGCGTGCCGGGCGCGGATGCCAACAGCGGTATCGTGAACCCGATCCAGAACTTTGTGACCGTGGCCTCTGAGGCGCGTCTGGATGACAGCAGCTCTACCGATTTCTACCTGACCGCTGCGCAGGGACGCGACACTATCGAGGTAGCGTATCTGGATGGTATTGATACGCCGTATCTGGAGCAGCAGCAGGGCTTTACCGTTGACGGTGCTGCCTTCAAGGTGCGCATTGATGCCGGGGTGGCGCCGCTTGACTGGCGAGGCATGGTTAAAGCCACCAAAAAATAATGACCGTCATCTGACGGTTTTTTTTACGGAGCGGCGCGTGCTGCTCCTTTTTATTTCTGGAGAAAAAAATGGCGAAAAATTATCAGCAGGACGGCAACACCCTGGATTTTCAGAATACCGGTGCGACTGATATTCATTCTGGGGACGCCGTGCTTTCTGGCTTGCTGGTGGGCGTCGCTCACGATGACATCCCTGCAGGGCTGTGGGGCGTGCTGCACACCACGGGCGTATTCGTTCTGCCAAAAGCGGCGGAGGAGGTCACTGTTGGTCAGAAGCTCTATCTGGCAGACGGCAAACTGACCGCGGAAGCGGGTGAGTCGGCGACTCCGAACCCTCTGGCGGGTACTGCCTGGGCTGCGGCTGCGGCGGACGTCGATGCTGTTCCGATCCGGCTGGGATACTGATGAACCGCTTTCGTGCCCGGCTGGCTCGTGCGGATGCCCGGATCTCCCGGGCTTTTTCCGAGGCACTGCCCGCCGTACTGACCATCGACGCTGAGGTGCGGCCTGTTACCGTGATTTTCGAGACGCCCGATGCCCCGGTTGACGTGCCCGGCGGTGGGCAAATTCAGGATCGCTCTCCGGCCTTCAGCGCGATGACCGCCGATATCGCGGGGCTTGAGAAGCACCACGGCGTGGAAATCAACGGCACGGCTTATCGTGTGACGCATGTCGGGGCTAATGAAGAAGGCCGCACCCGCGTCACGCTGGCGTATGGCGCACCGGGTAAGGTGCAGCCGGACATCAATAAGTGGAGCTGATATGGCGCGTGACTCCAGATTGCGGCGGGATTTACCTGTCGATATCGATGTGGATGCCATCTGGCGGATAGCTGAGCACATTGGTGCCACCCATAAGCAGTTTCGGGCAGCGTATTCCCGCGCTCTGAAACGTACCGCCGCTACCCTGCGTAAAAAAGCGATGGCAGACCTGAAGGACGGGCTGGCCCCCCGCAGCCTGGACCTTGTTCGTCGACGCCTGCTTTCCTTTCGCCTTGATCGCGCATCTCAGTCAAAACTGGATAACTTTCGTCTCTGGTTCGGCCTGAATGCCATCAAGGTCAAAGATCTTAAAGGTCGGATTAATGGGCGGGTGCGGCCTCGCCATTCCCGACGTGAAAAATCCACCGGACGGTTTATCAAGGCGCGACGCCAGGCGGACAATGCCGGGTTTATGCCAAAGGGCAGCGTGCTTACCCCGCGCACATTTGATAATGGGGAAGTGGCACGATCCCGTCGTGAGAACAGGCGAACGGTGGTTATTCGCGATCCTGACACGCGCCGCACCCGCGAGGCGGAAGTTGATATTTATGAGCCGATGCTGAACTACATCGAAGATAACGCCTTTGCGGAGGCGATGGAGATTTTCATGCATCACTTTGAAACCGATCTGCGCGGGCGCGTGAAAGCCCGTATTTCTGTCTGAGGTGAACCATGGCTGAGCCATTACTGCTGGGCCAGTATCACGATGCCGTCACCGGCGCGCTGAAAAAAATTGACTGGGTGCGCGACGCCGATGCCTATCCGGAAAAAAACGTGCCTCGATTTACCGGACTGACCACACCTGCGGTGTATTTCTCCATTAACAGCTGGGAGCAGGGCGGAGGCAACGAGGGGCAGCTCAACGTAAATCTCTCCTGCGATTTATCCGTTGTCGTGGATGCGGCAGGCGTGGGCATCAGCAGGCCGGAAATTTTTCTTCGAACGGCGGCAGCCGATATCACTCAGTGGATTGACGGCCAGCAGTTCGGCCTGACGCATCTGGAGCCCGCCATTTTTATCGATGCGGCACGCGATGAGTTCGATCCTCGCATGGATGACTATCTGGTCTGGAGAATTTCCTTCACCCAGTCTGCCGCCTTTGGCGCCGATCCGTTTGCACAGCTGAATGCCCCGCTGAAATCGGCATGGCTTGGCAAGGCGCCGGATATCGGTCGCGCGCACGTAGACGATTACCAGCTGATTTACGAGGCCAAACCCGATGAGTGATATTGAGGGCGATTTGCAGCGCCGCCTGGCGAATATCGTCCGGCGTGGTGTTATTCATTCCGTAAAGCACGACGGTATCCCGAAATGCCGGGTGGACCTTGGCGACATCACCACCACCTGGCTGCCGCTCTGCCAGGGCTTTTCAGGTACGAACCGGGCAGACTCGAATCCTTATGCGGTGGGCGATGCGGTCACGGTGCTGTCGGAGGCGGGCGAGCTGAATAATGGCCGGGTGTTTCCCGGCTGGAATACCGGCGGACTGCCGGTACCGGAGGGTAGCGACAGCGAACATATTACCCGGTACGGCGACGGTACCGAGATCCGATATGACCGTGCCGCGCATGCACTGACCATCACCCTGGCGGAGGGCGGAAGATACAAAATCATCGGTAAGGGTACGCTGGACGGCCCTGTGGAAATCACCGACACCCTGACTGTTCAGGGGAAAACGCAGATAAATTCCGACACGAGCGTGGCCGGAAATATCGGGGCGACACAGGAGATCTCGGACGGTACCGGAAAAATGAGCGGGATCCGCGAAACCTATAACCGGCATGACCACAAAGAAAATAGTGACGGTGGCGGAACCACAAATCCCCCCAATCAAC